GGGGCATTCAGCAGCCTTCCCTAATAGGTGAGGCTCCACCTGTTCCTGCTGCTCCACCAGCACAGCCGATGATTGAAGGAATGCGTCCTGAAAATCTACCAGCATTTAGTGGTCAGCCTGAAACATTTGCTGTTCCTATGGAGACTGCTCCAGTGGAACCAGCGGCAACTACGAAACTTCCTCCTGTAGAAGTTGTAAAGCCACAATCTCGTTACGCTCGTCAATTAAGAGAGGCTGAGGCTGCTCAGACGTATTTCTCTAATGTTGGCAATACAGATAGAGCAAAAGCAGCTAGAGAAGAAGCAGATAACCTGAGAGGGTTGATTCGTCAGGAAGAACTAGCAGACTCAGTAGGTGCAAGCCTTGAGGGTGTTCATCCAATGCTAAAAGGCATGGTTGACTCTTTGAACTTGAACGCTCCTAGCATGACTGCCTCTGAGATACAGAGTGCTATTTCCGATATTCGCAAGAAGGATTCTGAATTTAGATTAAATTCTGAAACTGATCTACGTAAGGAATACTCAGGATTGCCAGCGATTAAAGAGTTCTCGACTGTTCAGACTGCTCATAAGCAAGTTATTAATGCTCTAAACAATCCTTCTGCTGCTAACGATTTGGCTGCTGCAACCAAGTTTATGAAATTGCTTGATCCGGGTTCTGTGGTTCGAGAGTCTGAATTAGGTATGGCTATGGCTGCTACTGGAGCGATTGATTTGATGGGCAACTATTTGCAGCGGTTGCAGAACGGCGAAAGATTGAACCCTGCTCAACGTGCTGACTTTAAGAAAGCCGCTGAACTTGCGTATAAAGCCGCTGAAGATACCTTTAATCAAATTAGTGGTCAGTATGTTGATCTTGCAAAGTCGTACAACCTGAACCCTAACAATATCGTACTAAAGCAGAGAAAAACGCCAGAGTCTCCTCAATCTGCTGTTACTTCTGCTCGTCCTGAAGGCGTTGGTAAAGATTGGACGTTAAACACTGATGCTCAAGGAAATAAGGCTTGGGTAAGTCCAGACAGAACAAAGTTTAAGGAGGTCAAATAATGCCATTTGATCTATCTACTGCTCGCCCTGTAGGACAAAGCGAGTCTATGGGTGGTAAAGAGCTTGTCACTCAGGCTGTAAAGAATTTCCCTAGTTCCCTAAAAAATGTATTGATGGGAACGTATGAGGCTGTTAGCAGCCCATTGCAAACTGGTAAGACAATGCTAGACATTGGTGCTGGAGCGTTGCAGAACGTATTGCCTGAGAGTGTTGTTAAAGCGATTGGTGAAGATAAAGCGTCAAGAGAAGTCGCTAACAAAGTTGGGCAAATGTATGTACAGCGTTACGGTGGCGTAGAACAGGCTAAGAGAACGATTGCTAACGATCCTGCTGGCTTCTTGTCGGATGTGTCGGCTGTTCTAACTGGTGGTAGTGCGGCAGTACCTAAGTTGGGTAAAGCTGCGTCTATGGTCGATCCGTTATCGCTAACTGCTAAGACTGTTGGAGCCGCTGGAAAGGCTGTTGCTCCGGTATTGGGTATGACTACGGGTGCTGGTACTGAGGCATTTAAACAGGCTTATCGGGCTGGTAGAGAAGGCGGTACGACTGCTGAACAGTTTAGGTCAAACATTACTGGCACTGCGCCAATGACTGACGTTCTTGATATGGCAAAGCAGAATCTTGCCAACATGAACCAAGCTAAACAGGCTCAGTATCGTTCTGGCATGGTCAATATCAAGGGTGATAAGACTGTACTCGACTTTAAGGGTATTGATTCCGCTGTAAATACTGCTCAGAACAAGACTGCTTACAAAGGCAAGGTCATTAACGAAAGAGCAGCAGCAGAATTGCAGACTGTCAAAGATATTGTTGACGATTGGAAAGCTCAGAATCCTACTGATTTCCATACACCAGAAGGTCTTGATGCGCTAAAGCAAAAGATTGGTGATGTTTTAGAGGGTATCCCTTACGAGCAGAAACAGGCGAGGGCTGCTGTTGGTGGTGTTTACGACTCTGTAAAGTCAGAGATTACCAAGCAAGCTCCTACTTACTCTAAAGTAATGAGAGAGTATTCGGAGGCTTCTGAGCTTATTAAAGAGATTGAACGTTCTTTGTCGTTAGGTCAGAAAGCTAGTGCTGAGACTGCAACAAGGAAACTTCAGTCGTTGATGCGTAAGAACGTAAATACTAATTTTGGTCAAAGAGTCAATTTAGGCAAAGAGTTAAGTGCTGCTGGTAGCGACATTTTCCCTGCGTTGGCTGGTCAATCATTGGCTGAGTTGACTCCTATGGGCTTACAACGAGCTACGTCATTGGGTACAGCGGCAGGTGCGTTTTCTGCTGGCGGTGTTCCTCTAGCTACGGCATCATTGCTTGCGTCATCTCCTAGGTTGATGGGTGAGGCTGCTTATGGCACTGGATTGCTATCTCGCTTACCTGCTGGCGTTGAAACGGTTATCCCACAAGCATTTGACCCTAGAGCCTATAACTTGATGTATCAAGCTCGTCGAGGACAGTAATCATGGCAAAGAACAAGATTAGCGAATACAGCGCAACAGCGGCTAATAACACTGACATTGGTGGGATTAACATTGCTGAAGGTTGTGCGCCATCAAACATCAATAACGCGATTCGTGAATTGATGTCTCAGTTAAAAGACCAGCAAGCAGGGTCTGATGGGGATAACTTTACTGTTGGCGGTAACTTATCTGTTAGTGGCACTGTAACCCTAACGAACGCTTTGCCGATAGCTCAGGGTGGTACTGGAAACACTACAGCACCTACAGCGATTAACGCTCTGATGCCTTCTCAAACAAGTAACTCAGGTAAATACTTAACGACTGATGGTGTTAGCGTTGCATGGGGTACTGTTACACCGGGAACAGGTACGGTCACTAGCGTAGGTCTAACGTCTAACCTATCAGGGATTACGGTCTCTGGAACAAACCCTATTACATCAACAGGAACATTTGCATTAAACGGTACGTTAAACGTGGCTGCTGGTGGCACTGGTGTAGCTTCATTATCCACAGGTGCGGTATTGGTTGGTAACGGTACGTCTGCTGTATCTACTGTGGCTCCTAGTACAAGTGGTAACGTCCTGACTTCTAACGGTAGCTCTTGGGCATCATCTGCTTTGCCTGTAGCCTCATCATCGGTGTCTGGTGTTGTTAATACTGGTACTCAGACCTTTGCAGGTTCTAAGACGTTCAGTACAGGCATAACGTCAGCTAACGGCTACAACTTTACGTCAACTAGCTCTTTATTCTGGACTGGTGCTGAAGCTCAGATTCGTATTGCTGGCAACATGAGGTTTTTTGTCGGCAATACATCGGCTGGTTTTGACCTGTCAGACGTTCAAAAAGTCGGTGGTGGCTCATTTAACAGCTACTCAGACTCACGTTACAAGCAAGACATTAGTGCCTATACTAGAGGTCTAGCGGAACTAAAGCAGGTTGAGCCTAAGAATTATCGCTTTACTGCTGAGTTTATGAAGTCTGATGCTCCGTCACAGCAGTTTGTTGGGGTTATCGCTCAGGAACTTGAAGGTACTGCATTTGCTAATTGTGTAAAGACGGATGATAAGGGCTTTAAGATTGTAGATACATCTGAACTCACGTTTGCTCTGATTAATGCGGTAAAAGAGATGAGCCAGCGTATTGAACAGTTAGAGGCTTCAAAATGACGGATATAACTAAAACAGCATCATTAGTCACTTACAGCGGTTCTGCAACTGCTGTTTTTTTTGGGCTAACGGCTAATGAGTTCGCGGCTTTAGGTGGTCTAGCCATTGCTGTAATCGGTCTGTTGGTCAATATCTGGTTCAAGATGCAGCACTTAAAGATAGCCAAGAAACAAGCCGAAGATGAGTAGTCGGACAGTTATTGCTAGTTTAACGCTGTCTGCGGCGGCATTGATTGGTATTGCTGTTCACGAAGGTTATCGAGAATCTGCTTACATCCCTGTAGCTGGAGACGTTCCTACCATTGGGTTCGGCGATACCCATAACGTCAAGATCGGTGACAAAACCGACCCTATCAGAGCATTAATCAAGCTCTCTCAGCATACCGAATCATTCCAAAAAGACCTAAAACGCTGCATTGGTGATGTGCCTATGTATCAGCATGAATGGGACGCTATCGTTTCATGGTCATACAACATCGGCACTGGTGCTGCGTGTAAGTCCACTCTTGTCAAGAACTTAAAAATGCGTGACTATTCGGCTGCTTGTAAAGAGTTGCTGAAATGGAACAAGTTTAACGGCAAGGAATTGAAGGGTTTAACGACCCGTCGGCAACAGGAGTACAGACTATGTATTGGAGAATAGCTGCGGTTGCTGTGACTTGTTTGGTATTAGTGGGGGCAGGATGGAAATGTTATGTGATGGGAAAGCAGTCCGTTCAGACAAAGTGGGATGCGGAGAGGGCTGCAAGTGCTTTAGCTGCGGTAGAGAGTTTCAAGAAGCAGCAGGAAGTTGCCGATTCTGTAGCAAAGACTGTAGTCGAGTCTGCCAGAAAGGATCGGATCGTTTACCGGACACTAACGAAAGAGGTTGATCGTGTATCGAATGATTGCCCTATTAGTTCTGCTTTCGGGATGCTCCACGATGCAGCCGCAACAGCCAGTATGCCGGATAGCAGTACCGCCGGAGTTAATGGCTCCACCATTGCCGCTAAAGACGTTGCCGAGACCGTAATAGAGAACTATGAATCTTGCCGAGATTCGAATAGGCGATTAGAGGCGTTACAGACCATCATTCGGCAATACAACAAGGAGGTTCCATGAAGTACCTAATTGCCTTGATGTTCCCCTTGATTGCCATTGCTGACGATACGCCACAGGCTGCTGGATTTGCTAACAATGCGGGTGGATGGACGATTGTAACGAACCGTCAGGAATACTGTGCTGAGAAGAATATGCGGGATGGGTACGCTTTTGGCACTCACGGTAAGGGTTATTTACGGTTTTGCTGGCTATTGCAAAATGATAAGGTCATGGTTGTGTTTGATAATGGTCAAACAGCCGTTTGGTCTGTTCGTTCATTCGAGTATTTAGCTGCTGAACCGGAGATAAATCCATCGTGAAGAAGAAGATTCCTGACGATTGTATGCCGATGTGCCGTACTTGTAGTTTCTATGTAGGCGATAAAAACGAAGAATTCGGGGAATGTAGGAGATTGCCTCCTCAGATTATCCCCGGCGAGGATGGAGTTGGCTTCTCTTTTACCATTACCGCAGAAGATCAATGGTGCGGAGAGTATCGTAGAGCAACTAACTAAGGTGATTTATGGTTCGCAAATCGTGTACAGACGAGGAGTTTATTCGTCTGTGGAGTGAGTCTGGCAGTCCGTCAAAGGTAGCTCAAGCGTTAGACATCAACATTAGAAACGTCCATATAAGACGTAGGTCTATAGAAAAAAGGCTCTCTATTGTCTTAAAGGGTACAGCACCACAAAGCCCTGATTTTAAGATCACATATCCAGAGAACAATGTAAGGACGTTAGTTGATATTTCTGACGGATATGTGGTTGTAGCCTCAGACTGCCACTATATGCCCGATGAGGTTAGTCCAGCACACAAGGCATTGGTAAAGGTCATCAAAGCGGTTAAGCCGAAGATGGTCATTATGAATGGTGATGTGTTTGACGGGGTAAGTATCTCTCGTCATCCTGTATCTGGATGGGGTTCAGTACCTAACGTAAAACAGGAGCTAGAAGCCTGTCAGGAGCGTCTAGGAGAGGTCGAGAAGGCTGCAAAATGTGCTGCCCTACACTGGACATGGGGCAACCATGATATGCGCTTTAACGCTCGTTTAGCGGCTCAGGTAGGGGATACTTGGAAGGGCGTTGAGGGAATGGATTTAAGAGACCATTTCCCTCGATGGAAGTTCTCCACTAGCGTGATGGTCAATGACAAGGTAATGATTAAACATCGTTATCACAATGGCATCCATGCTGTATACAACAATACCTTAAAGTCCGGTGTTTCTATCGTTACTGGGCATTTACACAGTCTTAAAGTTACACCTTGGACGGACTATAACGGTACGAGATACGGTGTAGATACAGGGACTCTAGCGTTTATCGATGGGTCTCAGTTTGACTACGCTGAGGATAGCCCTAAGAACTGGCGGTCAGGATTTGCGGTATTGCATTTCATTGATGGTCAGCTAATGCCGCCAGAGCTAGTGCAGGTCATTGGGGATCAGTTCTATTTCCGAGGTGAGCTAATAGATACATGAATGGATTTATGAATGGATTATTGAATGGATTTCTGAGCCTCTGTAGCGATCTCTGAAGCCGTCTTTATCATCTGTTCATAAGTCTGACCACTACCCCTAGCGATTAAGCCTCCTAGAGCCGCTGCGAAGAAGATACGCCAATCGTCATTAACGTTGGTTTCTTCTTGCCATTTAGGGTCTTCTGGATTCTTACGAGGTCTGCCCATTAGCCGATATTCCTTTCGTGGTTTAACTGTCCAATTAGTTCCTGTAGCCGGATGATCTCGGAACGAAGCTGAAGTACGAGAAATTTTGACTGCTCGTATCCTGCTTTCCATGCCATATAGTGTTCAACTGTAGCGTCAGGCATATTCTGATCTGCCCATTCCGAGAATCTGTCCATTATGGTTTCCTTATCCAATCTGTGTAAGGGTCTCCAAACTTCTCAATTTTTGATACATACCGCTTGATCCTGCGTTTTGCTAACTTGTTTTCTTTCTCATCCTCGTCTAGCCGTTCCCTGCTAAGTCTTTGCTTCTCTGAGTCCGTTAGTGGTGCTGGCTTCTGAGCATGAGGCTTATTTCCTGCTCTGTAATACTTGATCTGCTGGAACTTCTTACCTAACTTCTCAAACTTGTAATGACTAACGTAAAGCTGGTTAGTCTCCATTAGGTAATTCAATCTATCTTGCATTGCCCTACGGACGATATGGACTGCATCACATATCTCAAAGATATTCATTGCCTTAAACTTAACAAGGCTCAGAATCTGCTCATTTTTGTCCATCCTTGATAAATACACCTTCCTTGTTCAAGTACCCTTTACGGTCTTTAATCTCGTTATAAGCAGCCCTTAGACACTGTTTTACATCGACATCTTCAATAGCAGCAGCCACAATAAGGCATACAAGAACGTCGCCAATTCCGTCAATAATTGCGTCTCTGTCTCGTTTAATGACCGCATCGGCTAGTTCCCCCATTTCTGATACTGCCTTAAGAAGCTGTGTCTTAGAGTCGGAGTTGCGGATAATTCCTCTAGCCTCAGCCCACCTAACGACTTCTAATTCCGTAATCTCAAAGCTCATAAAAACTCCTCAATTTCTGCAATAGGCATATCGAAAGCCTTGTGGATGGCGATCTTTGT